CCGCATTGGCTACGCTCCCGGCGGTGCGGTTGCCCAAGGTGGAAGTGGGTTCGTTGACCGCCCACCAGAGCAAGTTTCCGAAGCACAGTCGGTTGCGGACAATCGTCCAACCCAACTCCCAGAAGGCGCATTCGTTATTAATGCAGCCGCTGTTGAGTTCGCTGGAAGCAGCGACGTAAAGAAAATGTTGCTTGACGCCCACAAAGAAGCGGTTCGCAGGGGAATAACGGTTGACAAACAGGGTAACGGTGCTAAACTAATAGATGTAGCAATTTCCAGCGGCGAAGTCGTTGTTGCGCCACACCTTGCTAAAATTATCGGCTATGACCGCCTAGAAAAAATCAACAATCGTGGCAAAACTGAAACTCAAGAACGTATCGAAGAAAACGGTCAATCTGGTTTGCCAACTCAAATGGCAGCGGCAACAGGTGGATTTATTCTTGGGCTTCGCCAGTCTCCTCAAACTCAAGTTCCAGAAGGCTTTGTAACTCGTGGACAACTGCCCGAACAGCCTATTCCCAGCCGTGACGAAGACACCTTTTTTGATTACAGCATCGGCCAAATAAAAGATGCAATTCGTAAAGTCGAAATAAAAGGCTTCGAAGATAACCCTTACATTTTTACAGGAATTAGTCGCAAGGGAAAAGAGTCTTCCGCTTTTGGTCCTATGCAAATTACGTATTCGACTCTTGAGGACATAAAAGAACGAAGCGAAGAATTCAAACGTCTTGACCCAGAAGTGCAAGAATACGTTGACAAGCTTATTCAACAAGGACGCGATAAAGTAAACTTAGAAAAAAGCGGAGCGATTTATCGCAACGATAAGCCCCGCAAAGTAGCGTCCGACGTACGTAAAAAATTAAAAGGTTTAGGCATTGGCGTCATAGACGCTGCCGAACACGACAAATATTATGAAATGGTTGCAGACGTAGTTTTACGACAAAAACTATACGACCACGACAATTTGCAAGACGCCCTCGCATCGTACGGAGAGGGCGAGAACTACGCAGACAAGGTTCTTAAAAACTTGCAGTAATTCGTCAGCTACCCGCAGGTTCGCGGCCCTGACACAACCGGAGCGGCTACCCACAGCCAAGTGGCCCCGCATGTGTGGTAAATCAAATGGCAAAAGCAAGAGGCCACCGTGCCAACAAAGCAAACGACTCGTTTGGAACAGTAAACAATGAGTCACTGTATCGTGGAAAATACCGTGAAGAAGTCTACAAAGATGAAGATGACGACGCGGAAGAAACTGTAGAAGCGCAAGACGCGGACCCCCAAGATGAGGCTACTCCGCAAAACGAAGCAAACGACAGTTTTGTTGAGGCTAAAAAAGAAGCCGAACACGATTACAAAAAACGGTATGACGACTTGAAGCGTCACTACGACGAAAAGGTCAACGAGTTCAAAGGTGAAATCGAAACTCTTCGAAAGACAATGACAGAACGGGCTGCAGAAATGCCTCGCGGTGTTACTCCTCCGAAGACTATTGAAGAACTGGAAGAATTTAAAGAGCGTTATCCCGACGTGTTCGAGGTAGTGCAGACCGTATCAAGTATGCAAACCGAAACACAGGTTGCAAAACTCCGCGAAGAACTTGGTTCTATCAAGGAGCGGGAACAAGAGTTAGAAAAGCAGAAAGCCTACGAGGAACTGCTTCGGCTTCAACCCGATTTCAACGAGATTAAAGCAGATGAAAAGTTTCTTGCTTGGCTCGAAGAACAACCTGAATCCATCTCAGATGGCATCTACAAAAACAACAAAGATGCCCGCTGGGCGGCACGGGTCGTAGACCTCTACAAAGCCGACACAGGCTTAACAAAGAAGAAAGCCAAATCTGCTTCCGCCGCTGAAGCTGTCACAAAAACCCCGGTTCGGGAAGTAAAGACAGAAAGCACAGGAAACAAAAAGATTTGGAAAGCTTCTGAAATCGGCAAACTCAAGCCGTGGCAGTTCGAAAAGCTGGAAAGCGAAATTGATGCTGCACGGAGTGAAGGCCGAATCGACTTCAACTCTTAAACCTCAAACAGAGGAAGGAATAGACCAATGGCTTTTGATAGCGCATCAGGTTACAACAACCTGCCTTCCGGTAACTTTACACCGGAAATTTTCAGCCAAAAGGTTCTCAAATTCTTCCGTCGCGCTTCGGTTGCTGAAGACATCACGAACACCGACTACGCGGGCGAAATCGAGAACTACGGCGATACAGTACGTATCATCAAAGAACCAACAATCACTGTGTCTAGCTACTCACGCGGTTCTGTGGTAAACCCACAAGACCTCGCTGACGACCAGACAACTATGGTTGTTGACCAAGCAAACGCTTTTGCGTTTAAGATTGACGACATTGAAGAGCGTCACTCTCACGTCAACTTCGAGGCTCTTGCCACTTCTTCGGGTGCATACTCGCTGAAGCGTAAGTACGACGCCAACATCCTGACAGCTATGGCTTCAGGTGCAGGTCTGACTGGTGAGTCAGGTGCGCCTACTGCTCAAATCTCCGGTATCGGAACTTTGGGTTCGGCTCTTGCTGTTACCACGGGCGACATTGCTGTCAACACCATGTTGGCAATGGCTGCTGCCCTCGACGAGCAGTCGGTTCCAGAAGAGAACCGTTGGTTCGTTGCTCCCCCAGCTTGGTACAAGCAGTTGTTCTCAGCAGGTGCAAAGTTCGCAGAAGTACAGGTAACTGGCGATGCAACTTCTCCGCTGCGTAACGGCCTTGTTTCTCTGGGCAACATTGCTGGCTTCCAGTGCTACAAGTCAACTGCCCTCGTTTCTAACGGCGGCACAGACCAAGTAACACTGTCTGGTCTGGCAACTGACGGCTCAGAAGAAGTTGTTCTGGCTGGTCACATGTCAGCGACTGCTACTGCTTCGCACATTGCAAAGACAGAAGTTGTTCGTTCAACCGAAACATTCAGCGACATCGTTCGTGGTCTGCACGTATTTGGCCGTAAGGTTCTGCGTCCAGAAGCCCTCGTTCGCGCTGTTGTAAACGTGTAATAGGGAGAACTAGATAATGGCTACTCTTAGTGTAACTAACGCCGTTGCTGGCGTCCCTGTTGGCCGCAAGCTTCAAGTCATTGAAGTTATGGCTGACTTCTCAACAACCAATCTGACCACTGCAGATACTTTCCAAGCTTTGACAATCCCAGCTAACACGCTGGTGGTTGCCGCTGGTGTGGAAGTTGTAACTGTAACAGCTAACGCTGGTTGTGTGTTGGACATGGGCGACTCTGATGATGACCTGTACGTTTCGGCTCTTGACGCCACGACTGCTGGTCACGAAATCAACAACGCTGCAGGTACAATGAAGCTGTACACTGCTGCTGACACCATTGACCTGACAGTTGACACTGCCACGTTCGACGGTAAAGCCCGTGTGTTTGCAGTTATCTGCGACATGGGTTCAGGCGAGACTGCGATTTCATCGTTCACCTCCGCCTAACTAAAACGTCAGGGGGGCCACGTGCCCCCTTGACACCTTTTTAATTTTGTGATATAAGCAGGGAACCACCTGCGGGGGTAAACCCACTATGCCACGTAAAAAAGAAACACCGATACGTCGTACAACATCAGGAAAGGGTGCAAACTACCGCCCTACCAAGTCTGGTGCAGGTATGACTGCAAAAGGTGTAGCTGAGTACAGAAAAAAGAACCCCGGTAGCAAACTAAAAACAGCGGTCACGGGGAAAGTAAAGGCGGGAAGCAAAGATGCCAAGCGTCGAAAGTCTTTTTGTGCTCGTTCTGCTGGACAAATGAAAAAGTTTCCCAAAGCAGCAAAAGACCCGAACAGCCGTCTTAGACAAGCACGGAAGAGGTGGAAATGCTAAATCTACTTGTAGGTCCGATTACACAACTAGCTGGCACTTGGCTAGAAGGCAAAGTCGAAAAGACAAAAGCTGAAACAGGTGCAAAGGTTGCCAAAGCAAAAGCTGAAGCAATCATAATGGAAAAGAAAGCAACAGGCGAAATAGACTGGGACTTGGAAGCAATTAAAGGTAGCCAGAACTCGTGGAAAGATGAGTGGCTGGTTATTTTGTTTTCAGTACCGTTGATTCTCGCGTTCATCCCCGGAATGGAAGATGTCGTATCCCACGGATTTCAACAATTGGAGCAAATGCCTGAATGGTACCAGTACAGCTTGGGCGTTATTGTTGCTGCAAGCTTTGGAGTCCGCAGCGCGACAAAATTCTTTGGAAAGAAATAAAAATGGCTGAAGTCACGATGGAAAGACTCCTTCAATGGAAGATACTACCTCGACTGATGATGCTCACAATGACTCTGATGAGTTGGCGTTGTGCAGAGTGGTTTATGAACTTGGACGCCCCAACAGCGTCACAATCCGCCTTTGTAAGCGTTGTAATGGGTGCTATGACAGGTGCGTTCGGTATTTGGATGGGCGGAGAAAATAAAAAATGAAATATAACGAATCGCATTTTTTAGATAAGCTTATTGAACACGAGGGCATGGTCCTGACCGTGTACGAAGATTCTCTTGGTATCGACACTATTGGTATTGGGCGCAATTTAAAAGACAGGGGAATCAGTAAAGAAGAACTGGATTATATGGACATCCCTTCTATGGCTGTTGTTTACGAACACGGCATCACGGAAGCGGATGCAAGATATTTAGCCTTGAATGACATCAAGATTGTAGAAAACGAACTGGCGCGAGTTCACCCTTGTGTAGAAGGTTTATCTGCGGTTCGCCAACTGATTTTGATGGACATGGCCTTTAACATGGGTGTGCCACGCCTCTGTAAATTCAAGAACATGTGGAACGCAATACACAGCGGAGATTTTGAAGCTGCAAGTTTTGAGATGATGGATTCGAGATGGGCACGTCAGGTAGGTGGACGAGCCAAGAAACTTTCAGACGCGATGAAAACAGGAGAGTTCTAAGATGCCTTTGACTAAAAAGGGCCAAGAAATCATGTCTTCGATGAAACAAACCTACGGGGGTAAGAAGGGTGAACAAGTCTTCTACGCAACAGCTAATGCTGGCAAAATCACGGGTGTTGAAAAGAAAGCGAAAGGCGGCAGCGTTGGAAAAACTCGCAAACCGTCGAAGTCTAAAGCGAAGAGCAAAAGTCGAGTTAATGAAGCTGGCAACTATACTAAGCCCTCATTGAGAAAGCGACTGTTCGAAAAGATTAAGGCCGGAAGCAAAGGCGGAAAAGCTGGACAGTGGTCAGCCCGCAAAGCACAGATGCTGGCCCGCGAATACAAAGCCGCAGGGGGCGGGTACCGTGATTGATGGAACATGTATTCTTACTGCTGGTCTATCTTGGAACCGGAGATTTTAGAAGACCTGCCAGTCAGGACATGTACTTTTGGAACATTGACCGCTGTAATTACTTTGCAAAAAGGATAACCCAAAGATACGGAAACTTTCAATACAAAGATTTCATCGACCCCAAAGATAGGGTCACGGCATACTGCGTACCTAAATACATAAACACCGACAACGTAAGAGTATACTGATGGACCCGATTACCGCGATGGCAACCGCTTCGGCGGCTTTTAATACAATAAAAAAGGGCTTTCAAGTAGGCCGCGACATCGAACAGATGGCAAGCGACTTGGGCCGATGGATGGGTGCCCTGTCCGATTTGGAACAGGCAGAAAAAGAAGCAAAGAATCCGCCCATCTTTAAAAAACTGTTTGCAGGTTCGTCCGTCGAACAAGAGGCTATGGAAGCCTTTGCGGCAAAAACCAAAGCGGAAAAGCAGCGAGACGAACTAAAGACGTGGATACAATACACGATGGGCCAGTCCAAATGGGATGAACTCATTCGAATGGAAGCCGATATTCGGAAACAGCGGCAGGAAACATTGTATCGCCAGCGCGAACGCCGCCGCAAGTTTCTTGAAATTAGCGCAATAATTTTGTTTGGTGTCGTAGTCGTTTCATTTATTTCGTTTGTACTTTGGCTTGCTGTAAACAAATAAGTCTTGCCAAACTAAGAAAAAGAGTGTATAATGCTGTTTGAGGGGTACGAAATGAAACGACTTGCTTTTGACGCTTTGAGACATAAATACGAGGCACAGAAAAAGAATGCACTCTTTATTTACAAAAATTACGTCACGAATCCGGCAGCTATTGGCGAACATCCGGATTTGCTTGAAGAAATGGATAAAGCGGTCCAAATGTGGGAAGCTGCTAACAGCCGCTTGGAAGCACTTGATGTCTTGGATAGCGAAAGTTAATGGCTATTAAGAAACCACAAAGGAGTCTTCGTGCGTGGACCAAACAGAAGTGGCGCACAAAAAGCGGCAAGCCGTCTACACAAGGCCCGAAAGCGACGGGCGAACGCTATCTTCCAGAAAAGGCAATTAAGTCCCTTAGTGCGAAAGAGTACGCGGCTACGACTCGTGCCAAGCGAAAGGCTACACGTGCTGGCAAGCAGGTGGCTAAACAGCCGAAAAAGATAGCCAAAAAGGTACGCAAGTACAGGAAAGTTTAAATGTCGATTACTTCGTACCCAAATCTAGTTCGCCTATCGAGTACAGGCGGGGGAAATGTAGTTACATTTGGTGATGGTACTACTGACGCATTTGGTAGACTACGTGTAAGCGAACCATATACTTTATTTGATAGCCAAAATAGATTTCAAATAGACCCTCAGTTTGATACGTCTACGTCCGGTTCAGCTACAGCAACACACCTTGCTAACGAAAGCACTGTAGCCATGAATGTGACCACGACTTCTGGTGATGAAGTTATTCGTGAGTCCAAGCGAGTGTTTCCATATCAGCCGGGTAAAAGTTTGCTGGCTCTGATGACATTTGTTATGGCTTCCACACAAACAAACCTTCGTCAGCGTGTTGGATACTTTGGTGCTAATGATGGTTTGTATTTAGAACAGAATGATACAGATGTTCGCTTTGTTCTTCGTAAATCTACTAGTGGCTCTGTAGATGACACAGAATACGTAACACAAGCAAACTGGAATGTAGATAAGTTTGATGGCACAGGTCCAAGCGGTATTACCCTAGACCTTACTAAATCACAAATTTTGTTTTTTGATATTGAGTGGCTAGGTGTTGGTGATGTTCGTTGCGGCTTCTATTCTCACGGCAAACCTGTAATTGCTCACATATTTCACAACGAGAATGTCAAAGATAAAGTCTATATGAAGACAGCCATTCTCCCTGTTAGGTACGAAATTACCGCTACAGGTGCTTTGTCTTCTGGCGCAACCTTCCGTCAAATCTGTAGTACTGTTGCTAGTGAAGGTGGTTATCAGCAAGATGTTGTAGAACTTGCAGCCCAGAGAACTACTGAACTGACAAGTATTGGCCTGACAACAAAACCCTTGATTTCATTGCGGCTAAACTCCGGTTCTCTTGATGCAGTCGTACTTCCACAAATCTTAAAGGTACTTCCTACTACCGGACAGGATTACATTGTAACACTTGTTCGTAATGCTACACTAACAGGCGCATCTTGGAATACCAGTACATTTACTAACGTAGATTATGATGTAACAGCCACAGCTATGACAGGTGGTGATGTAGTTCAGGTAGATTATATTACTAATACTGTTCAAGCTGGTAGCGGTGTGGATGCTCCTACGGGATACAAATGGTCACTTCAACTTGGTAGAACAATCGGTGGAACAAGTGACATTATGACTATTGGTATTAGAAC